CCTTTTGGGTATAAATTTTTCAATTTTTGTAATTCTTCTTTTGCATTCTCACTCAAATTTGTACTATACTCATATAAATCCCAATCAGTATTATTACAGGTAGCAACTAAATAACAATCACCAACTTTTTTAATATAAGTATCATAATTACAACTTGGAAAACTTACAGAATCGTTTTCACCTATATTTTGTAGTCGTGCTAGATATTGCTTATCATAATTAATATATTCGTCTTTATCATTATTAGATACATCATCATAACGACTAGTTTCTTTGATTTTTTGTTTGATCATATACTTAGCAAGAGAACTAACCGTTTTAAATTTTTCGTTTGATATAATAAAACTACTTGAACTACTATTACTTACGAAACCATGCCTTATTTTCATATCTATTTATTTTTTTTAATTTCTTTAATCTAATTTCTTTGAGAGTTAATTCTGGTTTAGGACTTATTACATCTGATTCTAACCAATTATTATATTTTTTTGAAAAAATTCTTGGCACAATTGTAAAAAATAGAATTGAAGTTGGAATTAGGCTTAAAAGTGTACCATATTCATGTAAAAACTTAGATCCAAAAATAATCATAAAAATACCTGAAAATATTAGTGCAACAAACCATAAAAAAACTACACCAAAAAATATACCTTCTCTTTTACATATCATTTTTCTATTTCTATTATCTTGTTTTTTCTTCCTATTTTTTTAGCTTCTATTGCATTTTTTAAAAACTGATCATAAGTTCCTGACCAACCACACTTACATTTAAAGCCATCATATTTATCCCAAATTCTTTCAAATGTTTCATAATTAACAGAACATCCACATCTTGGACAAAAATTAGATTCTGGATCAATTCCATACCATAAAGTTGTTGATTGAGTTGTAATCATTTAAATGAAGGCTCGTAACCTTTTATAATTGGTTTTTGTTCATACGTATGTTGTATCAAGCCACAAATTTTACACTTTCTTGACCATCTTGTTTTTTCAACTGGCATATAACCAGCATATGACCAATGTGGATCTGAGCCAGCACCGTCTTGTACTGATCCATAACCTTTCATTATAGTTTCAGGATCAAAATAAGAATCACCAAAATCGTGTTTACAATTACTTATTTTAGCTTCTTCAACTGCAATCTGTTTTTTTAATTCTAAAATCTTGTCATTCATAATAATGCTTTTTTTATTTGTACATTTGGTATTAAAACTTCTTTTATAAATCTTTGCACTTCTTCAGCAAGTAACTTATCATCACCAGCATGCCTTGCACCTGATAAAGCCAAAAGAACTATTTGAACATTTTTATCATCGGCAATTTTAGCCAATTGAATTACTTCTTCAATTTTTTCTGAAATTAATTCTTCCATTTTTATAAATTTTTATTATCAAATATAATAAAAGTTATTTGAATAAAAAAATTAATATCCGCTTTGAATTTTAATAATATCATTTTCAAAATTTATTCCACCATCATATAAATAAGTCTCTAATGCTTCTCCACTATCATTAGATACAGAACATTCATAATATCTTATTTCTTCACCAGCAATTTTTTCTAAGGTTTCATAATCCAAATAACCATAATTTTCAACAATTTCTTCAATCATTTCATCAGTTGGTTTTCCAGAAGGATTACCAACATATTTTTCATATATGTCAGAGACATCTTGTTTTTCTACATTTTTCATTATCCAATCAGATAATTCATTTGCAAAACTATACAAAGGCGAAGTCTTTTTCACATCAAAAGTTTCCATCAGAAGTTCTTTTGTCATTTTCTCACCATTTTTCATCGTAACAATAAAACTACTTGAGCTACTGTTACTTACAAAACCGTTTCTAATTTTCATTAATAACTTCCTCCACTTTTAATTTTTATTGTATAAGTATCAATATTTATTCCCGTATCGCACAAGAAGCCTTCTAATCCACCTTCTTCGTCACTTGCTGATCCTTCATAGTATCTGTATTCCTTATTTTTAATTTTAATCAAATCTTCTTTAGTAAGACCAAAATCATCGTTTTGTTCTAAAAGTTCGTCAATTAACTCATCATCAGGTAAACCACTAATATCATAACAATAATTTTCGCATAACTCTTTAATATCATATTCTTTGACGTTTTTAACTATCCAGTTAGCTAACTCTTTTGCAAACCCATATAATGGAGCATTTTTATCAACACCAAAAGCTTCTAAAAGAACATCTTTTGATAGTTCTTTACCATTTTTCATTGTAACAATAAAACTACTTGAGCTACTGTTACTCACAAATCCATTCCTCAATTTCATCGTTTAAATCTTTAATTTTTTGTAATTTTTCTTTTCTTTCTACCGCAATCATATTTATTGTCTTATAAAATATTTCTGATTCTAAATCCAAAGTATTATCAACAATATTTATATCTTCGTTGGTAAAACAAGATAAGTCATAATTTGGATAGCCATGGGTTAATTTCATACTTATATGAAAAACTTTTTTATAGGTTCCATTTTGATTACGTATAATGCTATTAATTTTATAACCAAACTTAAGAATAAATATTTTATCCTCTAATTGAGGATTTCGTTTATCTTCAATTACCTTTATATAAGAAAAATAGTTAATAGATGGTGTCACATCAGTAATACGATTATTACTTATCTCAAGGAACTTCGCTTCATCAAAAAGACTACCATTTTTAGACATCACAGCTTTCCTACCTAACAAATTCACTAAATATTTATTACTATCATAATAAAATCCATCTTTACTCTCATCAACAAATTTTACATAAAATATTTTTTTAGAAATTATTCCTTTTGGTGTCTGAACAAATGCAATTTTAGCATTATATTCATCTTTTGGACTAATTGGTCTTATGTATTGATTATATAAAGTTGTCATTTATTAAATTCTATTATTAAAAACGTATCTATCAATCCATTCTATAACATTCTTACGTCTCTTAAAAAGTTCTTTTAATTCATCAACCGATTCAACATCTATTGTGCCAGCAGAACCATCTTTTGCATAATGAGACATTTCAACTTCAAAGTCTCTATATTCATCATAATCATCAAACCATTCATCAATAGTATCATCACAATGAGCACCTATATATTCAATAATACCTTGCATTTTAATTGGTATAGATATTCCACAGAATTCATCTTCACTATATAATGCTACAAATATTCTATTTTCTTTTTTCATTTATTAAATCTATTAAAACTATGTTGTGTTATTCTTACCAAATCAACTTTACCAATAAATTCTTCTAATGTTCTTGCACCAGTATATGACATGGCTGAAGCCAAATAATGCCTAAAATTTTCTGTCCAACCTTCAATTGTATATTCAACTGGATTCATTCTAGTTACACCTTCAGATGTTTTTAATTCCTCATTACCAAGAAGTTTCTGAACACTTTTTGTGCTCATACCTCTAAACTTTTTATAAAATTTAGCGCCATTCAAAAAAGCATTTTTAACATTCTCTGAATATTGATCTACAGGCTCACCTGGTTCTGTCCAAGTTTCAATACCAGTATGCTTCACATTCGCCTTAAAAGTTTCACCAGCACTCTCTAAAGCTCTATTAAAAAGAGATCCGATCATAACATAGTCTGCACCCAATGCCAAAGCTTTAATCACATCAGAATAATTTTTCATTCCACCATCTGCTACAATTTTAGCAGGATTTTTCAATGTGCAACTAATTTCATAACATTCGGATATTAATGATGCTAATGGATAACCAACACCAACATTTTGTGATGTTAAACATCCACCACCATTACCAACACCAATTCTAACGTAATCTGCGCCAGCATCTGATAATATCTTATATGTTTCTGGGTTTGCAACGTTACCAACCATTAAATGTAATTTGTCACCAAAAATTGATTTTACTTTTTGAACTGATTCTGCCAATTTTCTCATATGACCATTTGCAATATCAACAAGAATATATCTATCTCTATTAAGTTCTTCACTAGCAAAATTTGACATTCCATTTTTTGACAGTTCGGCTGGTGTGAATTTTTTAATATATTCAGGAAAATCTATCAATTCTTCAAATTCTTTCAATCCTTCAGCGACCCAAGTACCTTTGTCTCTTAATTTATAATAATTCCAATTGCCTTGTTTATTTATAGTTCTTGGAAGAATAGGATATATTTTATTTTCTTTAAATATATCAATATTAGTCATTCCTATAACAGTGTCCATTGGAGCTGTAAATAATGGAAGCATGCCATCAGCATTATAGACATTTACGTCTTTTGGTCTTGAATTAACTTCACTAGATGCTGATGGAACTATTAACAGATCATCAAAATCAAATTTTATATCTTGTTTTATCATTAAAAATTATTTATTTTTCTGGCTTTTGATATTTTGATTAAATTTTCATTAGCACAATTATGCCATTTCAACACCTCATCTTTTGTGAATAGTGTTTCATCATCATGCGTACTATTAGTGTCAATTTCTAAAAATTTCAAATACATCAATTCTTCTTCAACTAATTCCTTTTTATTCATACTTAAAAAGAAGTCATTATTATCTGGCTCATTTAGTTTATCTAATGCAGCTAATAATTCATAAACATCTCTAGTTTCGTCCATTTTTCAAAAATTATCGTTAGATACCATTTGAACAAAAGTTTTCAACTTAACGTCTTTAAAACCTATTGCTTCAAATTTTTCAAGTAATTTTTGATTTTCTTCTGGTGTATATTCCTTTAATTCAACAGCTTCACCATCTTCAAGTGAGCCAATACTTTCACCTACAATAAGTGTAGTATAATCTTGTTCACCAAAATAATTTCCATCAACTTCAACATCAAAACCTTCTAATTTTCCACTTAAAAACTCATAAAGTTCATATTCTTCTTCATCACCAACTTCATCAATTTCCTCTTGTGGAATATTCAATGCTTTGATAATTTCCTCAGTAGATAATTTAGTTCCTCTTAGAATAAAAGATGAACTACTACTGTTACTTACAAATCCTGCTCTAATTTTCATATTATTAATTTTTTAATTTTTTCACGACTAGCAACTACAATTGATCCTCTATCTGACCCACATTCAACAGACGCAATAATATAAGGACGAATTAAATCATCCATAAGATCCATAAATTCATAATCATCATCATATTCATAAATCTCTTCATGACTCATACTTCCCCGTCTAATAAATTCATTCAACATTTCTTTGAATTTATCCAATGGGAAATCTTCATCACCATCTGTAATTTTTTCATAATCAATTGTTTCAACAAAATTTTCTGGTAGAAATACTACAAAAGAACTACTGCTACTGTTACTTACAAATCCTGCTCTAATTTTCATTTACTTTTTTATTTTTTGTGTTCATTTTAATTTGATGTTCATTGACAATGAACATCAAATTTGACTGAACAATTTTTTATAAACCTAAAGCTTTCATTACTTCTGCACGATCTGCAATACAAATCTGACCTGATTCTGAATCCGTGTCAATTGATGCAATAACATATGGCTTAAGAAGATCATCTAATATTTCTTTGAAATCATAATTTTCTTCATCATCACCATCTAAATAATTAGAAATCTCTTCATCGTACATTGCACCATCCTTAACAAAATCTTTCAACATTTTCTTAAATGCCTTTAACGGAAAATCATCATCACCATCTTTTATTTTTTCATAATCAATGGACTCCAACCAATTCTCTGGTAGTACAACTACAAAAGAACTACTACTACTGTTACTAACGAAACCTGCTCTAATTTTCATATTTTTCTATTTTTAATAATTTACTTTTTCTCTGATCTTTAGTATATTTTATCTTAGTTATTAAATTATCATCAAACCCTTTCCAACTACAATTTTGACAACTAAATAAAAAGGACTGCCTTACGTGTTTTATGTCGCTTCCACAAATAGGACAACAAGAAACTCTACAAATGTCTTTAACACTATTCATTTATTGTGATTTTTCTATTTTGTTTATCTTTTTTGCCCTTAAATATTTTTGCATACCTGAATCAAACTCACCGTATTCATCATATCTATTTTTTAAGTCTTCCAAACATCTAGAATATTTATGGTCTCTTAACCCAGTATGATATTCCAATATTACATTTTTTGGTGAATCTTTAAAATCTATTTCACCTTTTCCATCTTCATCAAGTTTATACGCAAAGGCATCAAAAAAATTAAAATATTTGCCATATTTATCATACATGGATTTTAAAAATGCTAATTCTTCATCTGTTTTAATTTTAAAAACATCTAATCCTTCATCAATTATATCCTCACCTAAGACAACTATTTTCTTTTCTTTAATCATTCTAGGTGTGACACTTTTAATTTCTATTTCTTTCCCAATAATAAGGAAAGATGTAGACGAAGAATTACTTACAAATCCTTGCCTTGTTTTCATTTTTTCCTAATTTCGTAACCTATTTTATTCAGTTCTTCAAAGATGTTATCAATAATATGATGAGCTTCACCTTCACTAAGAACCGCATATAAGCCTTGACTACTTTGTGTCCATCTTGAAATCCAAACTGCTTCTAACAATGCAGTTTCAATCACTTCTCTTTCGTCGTTCATAAAATATTATATGTGTTAATAAATATTTTTCTTTTTACAATCCAAACGTCACTTGGATCTTCTCTATTCTGGCAAATAAAGTCACCAATGTCAGCACGTTGAATATCAATTGATTTATTGTCTGGAAGTTGCATTTTTTCACCCCATTGACCTACAATAAAAAATTCTTCTTTAGTGATCCACAAATCAACGTTATCAATTACAGGAAGTAATTTTTCAGTTATTTCAACACAATTGACTGAATTATCTGGTCTTGGTTCACAAACCATCCAACCTTCATTATCAATTTGAATCACGTTATACTTCTGAAGTAACTTTTTTGGCATCTGTTGCCAAATATCATTACTTTCTCCAACACAGATAATAGAGCCATCACCCAAATTCTCTTTACCTTCTAAAGTATCAACCAAAAATTTACTTAAAACACTTCTATCTACCATTATAGAAATCAATGGTTTAGCTTTAATGTTTTTTGTCTTTTTAGCTACTTTCCAATCAACAATCTCTGTTACATTAATCCTTTTCATTTATTGAACTTTTAATTGAATTATATAAATTTTCATTTAAGATATCTATCATCTGATGATATCCAATATCAGATAATGCAATTTCTACACTCTCTTTTTTAATAACCTCACCTCTTGTGAGTTTTTCAAAATCTATTTGATCTAATAGTATTCTCATTTTTTTACTAATATTAATTTATCTTTGGTTACAGTTTTAATCTCATTTTCATTGAAATAAAAAATTTCTACTTCACAAGTATTATTATCTGGATAAATATGTACTACAGTGCCAAATTTATTACCATCTACAATTACAGTATCGTGTTCTTTAATTTCATTCATATTAACATATCATTAAAATCGTTTATACACAATTCATTTACTGCACTAACTACTTTATCATAATCATTACCATACATACTTGCACAACAAAATGAATTCAATTCTATCATTTTGTATTCTCCATTTTGCAACTTACACACATCAATAGTATATGCTTTATCTGGCTGATAAATTTTTGACATCTCAACTGCAAAATCAAATGCGTTTTGATCTTCACACACTTTATCGTAATATGCCTTCCACTCTTTACGATTGTTTCTATCCATATATAAAGAGCCAGAAACAACTTTACCATCAATAACGATAAATCTATACTCTTCAACAATATCTTTCGCAGGTGACACTACACATAGAATATCTGTTTCTAATCCACCATAAGATTTTGTTAAAATATCAAATTCTTGTTCAAAATTATCAAATGGTAATGTTTGACCAGGAAATGATTTGAAACCATCTGAAGGTCTAATAAAAATAGATTCTGTTCCAAATCTACCAAATATTTTATTTTTATTTCTTAAAACATCATTTAATCCCATCATCATATAATTGGAATTCAATAAATGTTCACCAAATTTACCATAATATTTATAACATTCATAATTATATAATGTAAGATAAATACCTGGATAATAAGGCAATTTGCTCAATCTCCTACCGTGTTGTAAAGAGCCATGAAAAAATACAATATCTAATTCTGAAAGTTTATTTTTTGTTAGAAATTGAAAAATAGTAGTACCATTTGAATCATCATAAAACAACAAATTACTACCACTATTTAGAATAGCAGTAGCCAATTTGTCTTCATAATCTTCAAAAATATTCTTATCTATTATCCAATTAACCTTTTTCATTTTTCTTATCTCGTAATTTAAGAAGTTTTATAACTTCTGTATAATGATAATACATTCCATCAGCACCCATAACACCTTTAGCATTATCAATTATAAAATTTCCTATTGGTTCTGGCATTTCTTCAAGTTCTTGTTCAACAAATAATTCAAACAAATTAGACAATTTTTCACTATTAGGACGATTGTCCAAAACACGATCAATGTTATTTTGTAATTTATTACGTTGTTCATCTGTCAATTTCATGATTTTATTTTTAATCTTTCACAAATTTCTTTATATTTACTATAAAAAGAGTCTCCACTCCAATTATCTATTATCCATTGAAGTCCAACGCCAGCTTTCTTTTCAATAAATTGATGCTTATCATTAACATAATATCCATTTGGAAATTCCATATCAATTTGAATTGTCTTTCGTACAAACTCCCAATACGCTTGTTCAATAAGTAGTTTTTTAAATTCATCTTCAGTTAACCAATCACTATCTGGTCGACCACATACTGAACTTTTAGCTTTATACAAGCCTTTTCTGTTTCTTTTTATATCAAGTCCCATAATATTAGATTTTATAAAGTGGACAATCTCTTTTGCAATTCAAAAGTTTAGTTCTAAATTCAACTGTTTTTGGATTATACCAAACATCATCAATGAAATCGTTGCAATTAACAACATCAATACCATCCCAGCCATCAACATTTTCCGAAAAACTGCAAGGGAAATATTTGCCCTCTGTGTTAATGTAAGAGGAATATACAGAACTTTCGCATGGTTCTACACACTCATACATTTTTTTACGGAAGTCCTCTGTAATCTTCTTATTATCATCAAGGGAGCGAAAGAACTTGAAACTTGAACAAGAATCAAAACCAATTCTTACATTATTTTCAATTGCATACTCTGAAAGTGCATTGAATTTTTCCTGACTCAATTGTTTGAAACCTTTCTTTGCATTACCTTTTGTCTTAAGTGAAAGAAATACAATAGCATTCATCTTAGCAAGACGAGGATCATTCTGAATATCATTCATAACTTCATAAGCCTTATCAATAGTTTCTTCTGAAATCATGAAGTGAATATTAATTTGTTTCATACCTCTGTCTGTAAGTTCTTTTATAGCATTGTAAGTCAACTCCTTATCATAAACAGAAACAGCAACAGCGCCACAATATTTTGCAAGATTATCAAAGTACTCTGTAGTCATACGAGCACCGTTAATAGTAACATTAGGTACAACACCATTTGCACGGCAATATGCCATAATTTTCCAAAGATCAGGATTACCATCAATATCACCAATACCAAAAGCAACTTGAGTAATGGTTGGTGGAAGTTTTCCAAACACTTTTGAAAAAGTATCTAAACTCATATTCTCACCTTTAGCGGTATTTGACTTGTAGCAGAATTTGCAAGGTTTACCAACACCTGAACAAATTGTTGAAATCTCAATATCTGCAATCTCTGGAAGACCAAGTGCAAAATCACCATCATCTTCTTGAGTTTTACCCCAACGAGCAAAGAAACCATTATTCTTATCAAATAAATAATTGTAACTAGGGGATTTAAGAATTTTTACTTTTGCATCTTCTACAAGAATTGCTTTGTCGCCATTAATTAGTTTAATTTCTGTCTTATTCATTATTTTTAATTTTATTTAATTTTTCTCTTCTTTCGTCTTTTATATCCATATATGCATGAATACAATCTACTTCAATTAAATCACAAAAATGTTCAGATATATCGTGTTCTTCACCTACACCAGTAAAAACTGGATTAGAATACTGACAATCAAATGGTCGTGTTGAACATCTTATGAGATTTCTTTTTTCATTATTCACCATCATAATGAACAAAATTCACATCATTTTCTCTAACACCAACACCACGATAATATTCATATGGCATCCAACCAATTAATAAAATATCACCTTTATAAGAACTCAGTTTAAGTTCTTCAAGTTCCTCAACTGTACATTCATTTTGAAAAATGCCACTTGAAAGACCATCATCAGCAACTAGTAATGCTACACAAAATTTTTTATTTTCCATTTTTTATTTACCAATCAATGTTTATAAGATAAGAACCAGCTTCAATCAAACCTTTCTCAAAAAGATCATTCGCAACAGTATTAATATCTGGATAGAAATTTCTTTCCCAAAACAATCCATTTTCCCAATCAGATCCAAAATTATGAATCTTTGGATCTTTTTCTAACCAAACATCAAATTTAACGCCCATTATACTACCATTAACAACTTCTGGTATAGATTCATTCATTTCATCATCTTCAGTATATTCAGATGGAACAGTAAGATGAAATGTGCCTCTTTCTTGGCAACCATGTTGTTGTTGGAAATCATAAACTCTACCATAAGTTTCTGACACTAATTTGTCCCAATCACAAACATACCATTTTCAGATTTGAGTTGTTCTAAATTTGGATAGTCTTTTTTTAGAGGTATATATCCTTTCCATTCATCAGTAATGATTTTTGCATCTTTGCTGA